CGTCCTTTTCTTCTCGCCATTTTCTTGAGTCATCAGTGTCTCCTTCTAACATTTGCCTATCCCAGTCAAATACAGATGCTACACCATCTTTTAATTTGTCTGCAAAACTTATTTTTTTAAAATTATGTTCTTCTACTAGAATGTCAGCGACACTACCTTTGCCGCTTCCAATAAGTCCACATATACCAACAATCATAATGAATCCTTATACTGTACTTATTATATGAGATTATTGACAGAATGTCAAGTATTTTTTATTACAAAAAAATTAGCAGGCATAATTTGTAAACTACTATTTGTTTTGTGTGTATATTCATCTACAGCTGATATAACACCTTGCCAAGTAGTATTATAGTCATCGCCGCAAACTATAGGCACATTAGAGAATATTTCTAACCATTTTTTTACTGAATTATAGCTATGGTCATCATCTAAGTACACTAGATCCCATTCTTTGTCAAAAAACTTACTTTCTACCCAAGTATCGCCTGACATATGCCATATTTCTTTAATATTATTATATTTTGCATGTCGAGTAATTATCCTATCAAATATTTCTCTTTGCGTAAATTTATTATCTCGTACTCTTTGTGTAAATTTCCTATTTTGCTTTGGTGTGGTAAAGCTACGCCATGCTGTAAATCCAGTTTTAAAATTATCATTAAAATGTAAATTAAAATTATCTAAAATATAATAATCTGTATTTTTTGGTATTACATCTAACCAAGCCCATGTACTCCTACCATAACCACAACCTATTTCTAAAATTTTTGGTTTATCAGGTAATTGTTCTATTAATTTTATATATTGTGAGTGTTGTAATGTTGATGTCCAGCCAGGTACTTCACTAGCATATTTACATTTTAAAAATTTTTTAGTTTTAGCCAATTGTAAAGCCGTATCCCATACCACCAGGAATAGCTGTGCTTACTTCTTGTTCTAATTTTTCTATCTCAGCGGCCGCTTCATTTTTAAGAGTGTCACCATTTAGTTGTCCACCACCTTGTGGACCTGCAATAGTAGCAAATTTACTTCTTGCTTCGCCTAGCATGTATTTGCATGTAGCTAGTGTATAATCTTTTATCCATTGTTTTGCTAGGTAGTCATCTAAAAGTTGATCATCTGGACGATAATTATAGCACATCAACAACAAAGTTTCTTCTGTTCTAGATCTTTGTAAAATTGTTAATTTTTTTGTTGCTGTATTCCATTTAAATTCTATAAATGATCCAAACATTCTTCCTACAAGTTCTTGGTATTGAGAAAACATATTATAAGTTGCTAATCCTCCCATGTTAGAACTAGCTAACAAGTATGTATTTGTATATGCTAAATTAAAAGGTTCAAATAAAGTACCTCCATCACCACCACCTGATCTTGATCCAATGCTTCTTCTAAAAATTTGTCTGACTTCTATTATTTCATTTGGCAAAGTATATTCATTTTGATCAACTACTGTTGGCATAAAAAAGTATGCTTCTTCAACAGAATTATCTGACCGTTGTCTAAATCTAGTCAATGCTTTATTAATTGCAGTTTCGTAATGTGCTGGATCTAATTCAACGTCAACCATGCCTCCACCTAGCATATTATTGACATAATCGAATATCTCTTGCTTCTTTGTTGATAATGTTGCCATAAACTATTTCTCCATAGTATTTATCGTTCGATAAATATGTATATGCCAAGACTATCTTTATACAAACCAGAAAAGGGCCGAGATTATCAATTTATAGATGACCGTATCTATGAGATGTTTACCGTGGGCGGAACTGATGTTCTTGTACACAAATATTTAGGTCCAAAACAAGTAGCCACAGCAGATGCCACTGCTGATCAACCTCAATATGATGTATTTCAAGAAACAAATATACAAGATTTACTATTTTTAGAAAATAGGGATAGAAAGTACGATCAAGACATATACACGATACGAGGTGTATATAATGTACAAGATATTGATTTTAACTTATCACAGTTTGGATTATTTTTAGCTAATGATACACTTTTTATGACTGTACACATCAATAACTCAGTTAAAACTCTAGGTAGAAAATTTATTAGCGGAGACGTAATTGAACTTCCCCATTTACGTGATGAACATGCATTGGGTGATTTTACAACTTCTATGAAAAGATACTATGTTATTGAAGAAGTCAGTCGTGCTTCAGAAGGTTATAGCCCTACTTGGTATCCCCACCTTTATAGATTAAAATTAAAACAGATAGTAGATAGTCAAGAATTTAAGGATATTTTAGATAAACCTGCTGAAGAAGAAAATCCAGGTGGCGATACTCTCAGAGATTTAATGAGTAATTACAACAAGCAAAAAGAAATAAATGATGCTGTTGTAAAACAAGCTGAAGCAGATACAAAACAAAGTGGATATGAAACAAGTCATTTGTATACTGTTGCAACTAAAGAAGATGGTACTATAGATATTGTTACAACTGATACTAGTGAATTAGATGCTAGTACAGCAAATGAACTTGCAGATAGAGTTACACAAACTCCAAAACGTAAAGGATATGATGGATATCTAGTAGGCGATGGTATTGCACCAAACGGTGAAGCATTTGGCCATGGAATTAGTTTTCCTACTGGTCAAGTAGAAGGCGATTATTTTTTAAGGACAGATATGTTACCTAATAGATTATTTAGATACGATGGCCGTAGATGGGTCAAGATGGAAGATAAAGTTAGAATGACAATGACTAACACAGATACACGTACTACTCAAAAAACTAGTTTTATTAATAATATACAAACAAATACAATAGCAGACGAAACAGTTCAAGAAAGACAAAGTTTAAGTAAAGCTCTTAAACCTAAGACGGATAATTAATAAATGCAACATTTTTATGACGGACAAATAAGAAGATATATTACACAAATTGTTAGATTGTTTAGTAATTTTTCTTATAAAGATAACCAAGCTAAACTTGTAGAGGTGCCTGTTATGTATGGCGACATGACTAGGCAAGTAGCTTCTATAATAAACAAAAACAGTGAAAATGCAATTCCTTCTGCACCAAGAATGGCTGTATATATTACTGGCTTGGAATTAGACCGTAATAGATTAGCAGATAGTAGTTATGTTAATAAATTAAATCTAAGAGAAAGAGCATATGATGAAACAGGAAAAGAATACCTAAATACAAGAGGTAAAAATTATACTGTTGAAAGACTAATGCCAACTCCTTATAATTTGACAGTGAACGTAGATGTTTGGTCAACAAATACGGATCAAAAATTACAGATTATGGAACAAATCATGATGCTGTTTAATCCTAGTTTAGAAATACAGACTACAGATAACTATGTTGATTGGACTAGTTTGTCTGTGTTAAATTTAGAAAATGTAAATTTTAGCAGTAGAAGTATCCCAATGGGAACAGAAAGTGAAATAGACGTAGCTACATTAGGTTTTAGTTCCCCAATTTATATTTCACCACCTACAAAAGTTAAAAAACTTGGCGTTGTTACTAATATCGTTACAAGTATATTTGACGAGTCTAGAGGAACAATTAATTTACATTTATCTATGCCAGAACAATTAGCATTTGCAGATACTTCTCGACCTGAAGCAACTACTAAAGCAAAGGTTTCTATAGATGAAAATGGAAATGTTGTAAATGAATTTGTTCTTGATAAAGAAAAATCTCAAACCACTAGTTTACAAACCACAACGTATAAAAATTATGATCTACTAGTGTTAAACAATACAGCACAATTAGTAGAAAATGGTGTGGAAGGAAAAATTGCATGGTCAGCATGGATGGAAGCATTTACTGAAACATATCAACCAGGAATAACAGAGCTGAGATTGAAACGCTCTGATTTAACTAATGAAATAAGTGGCACTGTTACAATTAATCCGTTAAACGAATATATGCTTACAGTTAATTGGGATCCAGATACATTACCAACAGACACGGTTATAACTGGACCTACAGGAGATAATACAAAGATAAACTTTATAATTGATCCTTCTAAAACAAATCCATTATCTTTAAAAACCACAGGTACACGAATACTGTTACTTGACGAATCTATTGGAGATGCTATTAATACAGATGGTGCTGATGCATGGAAAAATGCAGATGGTACAGACTTCATTGCAGGAGCTAATGATATAGTAGAATGGGATGGGTCTAAATGGCATATAGTATTTGATTCTAGCAGTAATGCTAGTACTACAGTTTATACAACAAATCTAAATACAGGAATACAATATAAATTTGAAAAAGGTGAATGGCTACTTGCATTTGAAGGAGAGTATCCACAAGGAACCTGGCGTATAAAATTCTAAGATAATTAGTTATATGAAAGAAATTATCTGTAGCGGTGCAATATTCTACGCCAAAAAATCAAAACGTTTTTTGTTTCTACATAGAACGCAAGGAAAACAAAAAGATCTTTGGGGTTTAGTTGGAGGCACGAACGAAGACAAAGAAACACCTTGGTCAGCATTACAGAGAGAAATAAAAGAAGAAATAGGTGAAACATCTATTATAAAAACAATTCCTCTTGAAACATTTATTAGTAATGATAGTAAATTTAAGTTTCATACATATCTTTGCGTCATAGAAAATGAATTCATACCAACTTTGAATATAGAACACAATGGATATGCTTGGGTAGCATTTAATAAATGGCCAAAACCATTACATCTAGGATTAAGAAATACACTATCAAACAAAGTTAATTTAACTAAATTAGAAACAGTATTTAAATTAATAGACTTAGTATGAAAAAGATAACAGTCATAGGCAAAGGCACAGCAGGTTGCATTTCAGTTGCAAATATTGCCAATATATCTAATTATCATGATTTAGAAATAGAATGGATATACGATCCTGAAATAAATCCACAAGCTGTAGGAGAAGGAACTACTTTAGATGTTGTAAACATG